TCGTCGTATCAGACGGCAGGGTGTGGGCGCAGACTTCACAGAACGGGACACTCACCGAAGTGACCGGAAGCGGTTTAACCGCAGGAGTCAAGCCCACTTTTGCCGAAGACAACGCGAATGTATTTGTTGCTGCCAACTCGCGGATTTACAAAATCACCAACTTTACCATGGCCGCACTGGCGGGTAACTCACCGACCGGCGTAACTTCCATGCTCTATCATGGCGGTTTCCTTTTGGCTAACGGGCCGGACATTGCCGGGGATACGGTCTATTCTGACGATAAATCAAACGGTTATGCTCTTTGGGAAGTCTATAACAACGAGAGCAAACCCGACAGATTGCAGACGCTTTTACTCGTTGATGGACAATTCATTTACAACATCGGGCCGGAGACGTGCGAAGTCACCTACACCGGAGGCAACCCGCAGAATCCTTTTGAAGTCAATCGGGGGCGATTATCTTCGTTCGGAACGCCTGCCAAATACTCACCTGTCTACGATGGCGAGTCCGTTTACTACCTTTCGGAGATCACCCAAAGCCGGAAGGTGATCCAGAACAAAGGCGGAAGCCCTACAATCATTTCATTCCCAATAGACATACCCATAGAAGCCTTTGAGCGTGTAGACGATGCAGAAGGCTTTATATTGGCTTGCAAGGGACAGAACTTTTATTGTCTTACTTTCCCGACAGCCAATGCAGTAATAAATGACCAACTCATGCCTGCCGTCACCCTTGCCTATCACATCCAGAAGCAGCAATGGCTAATACTGGCACAATGGAACACATTGATAGGTCAATGGCTGGCTTATAGGGGTGGATCTTTCCTCTACATCGAATCATGGGGATTGCGTCTTGTTGGAGACCGTACCAGCGGCAAGACCTATCGCATGTATGAGAATGAAACCGTTGATTATTCCGGCGAAGGCACGATGTCTCACCGATGGAGGGATAACAATAGCAAAACATGGAGTAACGCCCGCACCATATCACTTGGCACAGCCGGAGATTACAAACGCCCGGCAGATCAATTTTGTTGCGGCCAGAATCGTAACCGACAACACGAGATCAGCTACACCGATATGACCGACGCAGGGGAAATGTTCAGAATGGCGATTGTCTCAGGTGACATAACCCATGGGACGGACGCAACTAAACGGTCTAATTACTACCGCTACAACGTCAAGCGAGGCACGAACGAGTTTATCATCAACACCATTACCGAAGATATTACGGCATTGAAGCGATGAAAGGTCACGTTATGGCGGATTTATGGTTTTGCGCTAAACCGTTTATAATTTTTATTAGTATTTTAGCAATAGTAGAAGTGTTGTTTATTTTATGGTTGGTTACATGAGCCGCACGTTCTCCAAAATAGTCCCGAAATCCGACCTTGAACAGGAGCGGTTTTACCTCGATACAATCAGCAAATTGGAGAACACCGACTCCACGCTATCAGATCAGGAGATTTCAACTAGCGGCGGGTCAACCACCAACGGCAGAATGAACGAGATGCAGCGGGTGATTGATGGACTCACTAGAGACGTAAGGAACGCTCGGTTATTGGTGGACTTAGTACAGCGGCAACAACAAGAAATACGGATGCTACGGGCGCAACAGCCTGTTGAAATAGACAACACCAAGTTACGCGCACAGATACAGAGACTAGAGAAACGAATCTATGACATAGAGGTGCAATTATGAGCGTTACTAGAAAACAATCCGCGGCAACACCGGCGCAACTTACCAACTCGCTGGCTACGTATTACACCGTACCGGGCGGAACCACAGCCAAGGATATTACCTTTGATTTCTACAACTCCGACACGGCCAACGCTATTGGAATCACCGCCCATCTCGTACCCGCCGCTGGTACAGCATCGGCTACGAATCAGATATTCTCAGAGACTTCGCCAGGGGGATTGATCCTTGCCCCTAGCGAGTGGCGCAGTATCCCGATTGACCAGGCCATAGGCGCAGCGGCGTTTATCCAGATCAAAGCCTCAATTACGGCGAAAGTAGCCTGCCACATCACTGTAACAGAGGTTAATTAGTGAGAAAGACCCGCGACATACTTTCGTCAATTATCCGCGACCGCATGAACAGCGGGGCAGATTACAACGAAACGGAGAACACCGGATTTCGAATTGCCCGCGGTTCCGCTATGTCGTGGAACGATCTTCAGTTTCCCGTCTCATCGGGTAGGGTAGGAGCGGCTAATTTCCCTGATTGGGAGGCATTCACAACCAATACAGCAGAGTACGCCTTTACCGTAGACGACTATATTGATCTTTCCGCAAACGAGCCTTTCCATGGCTGGCTGGAAGGGTCGGATATCAGTATGCACATGCACGTGACTCTCAAAGACGCTAACGCAACAGGGGCTAACAGGTTTGCTAAGTTTACGCTTTACATAGCCTTTGCTGATGTTGGAGAAGTTTGGGCAGAGGCAACCCCATTGACAGCAGAACTGACCATCCCTACGGGGTCGGTTGCGTTACATCACTTTCTCTTGCCAATGGGTCAATTGTCTATGCCTGACAACCTGATAGGCACGCAGATCAAATGCAGAGTAAAGCGCATAGCCGCCACAGGTGGTACAGAGTACGCCAGCCACATCTTTATAACTCAGGTGGGGGGGCATGTACTTAGCGACACTCAGGGCAGCAGATCGGTGGCAACCAAATGATTTTCGTTTGCCCGAAAGAACGACTTGAAGAAACTTTGCCATTGGGGCAGAGGTTTTTTGATATGGCGCAAGAGCCGGGAACATTTAACCCCGCATCGTTTCTAAAGTTCTGGTGCAAGATATATGACAATAAAAATGGATTCATGTTGGTTAACGACAGAAACGGCGTAATTGACGGAGCTTTTGGGCTGATAATTCAAGAAGATGAATTAACCGGAGACAGAATAGCAACGGAGAAGTTCTGGTATTCAGAAGGTTTTTCTGGGCCAAAACTATTTAAAAAAGCGCAGGAAATGGCTAAAAAGTGCGAAGCCACTATTTTATATGTTCAACATTTTAACAATCAGTACTCAGAAAAAATACACGAGTTTTACAAGAACGATGGATTCAAGCTCAGGTACTTGCGGCTTTTAAAGGAGCTATAACATGGGATGCGGCGATACTTTCACGGACATAGCCACAGGTGGCGCGACCGCCATTATTGACGATCCCGGCGTAACTCAGGCAATCGGCGGGGTAATGACCGGAGGCGCTACCAACGCCATGAACGGCGATATTGTCGGGGCGCTGTCGGGTGGCGCTTCATCCTCCATGGGAACGGGCGAAATCGGCAAACTCACACGGGCCAGCATTGAAGGGCTTGTGACGGGTGGAGTATCGAACATTCAGCAGGCCGCAAAATACAAGAACTTTGCAAACCAGATGGATGTGTTTTTCGACCCTTCCCGCGTCAACGACAAATGGATACGCAAATCCGGCACTTACCTTGAAGGCCTACCATTGGGACACGAGGCGCGGCAGCTTGCACCGGCTGTCATGGCAACCGTAGGCGGTATCTATGGCGGCCCTGTTGGTGCAGGAGCAGGGTACTATCTCGGCGGCAAGATCAAAGGCGACTCCAACAACCAAAACCTGATAGGCGCGGGAGTTACTACCGGAGGCGCGGCAATAGGCGGGGCAGCAGGGTCTTACATCGCGCCTGCCGTATCTGGGGCGCTTGGTGGCGGTATCATGGGTAACATCGGTTCGGGAGTTGTGACGGGAGGTATTACCGGAGCAGCGACCGGAGCCATGGGCGCGGCCGCCACAGGGCAGGACGTAGGCACAGGGGCAATGCGAGGCGGATTGACCGGGGCGATCGGTGGGGGCGCTAACAATACGTTAGGGCAACTCTACACCGCCACAGGAACACCGCAGATTGCGAGACAGGGGTTATCCTCGCTCGCTAACCAAGGTATCAAGTACGGAACCACGGCGTTGAATCAAGAACTGTTCAGCCCTACTCAGCAGCCACGACCGCAACAAACAGGGCCGCAACTCACCCCGCAACAGCAGGCAACCATGGCCGCACTTTTCGGAGGTAGATGATATGTTCGAAGATTGGGGAAATGGGATGGTTATAGACACGTCAACCGGCGATGTTTATGATTCCAATTCAGCGGAATACTTAGGCAATGATTCTGCCAGTTACTTTGGTCAGGATTATGTTAGCGCCGGATCAGAAAACAGCCCTTACGGGGGCTGGAGTGCGCCAGATTACTCTGTTGCCGGGGATGGCTCGGTTACGTTCACAGACGGCACTGTTGTCAATGCAGATGGCAGTATATCAACAGGTGGGCAGACTTACACACCGGATCAGGTCAAGGCAGACCCTAGCCTGTTTGATAAGATCAGCGGGGTGGTCTCCAACTCTAACTTTTTGAAAGCCGCCGGGATTATAGGCACTGGCCTTGCCGGTCAATATTTCAACAACCAAGCCGGAGCCGCAGGAGCCGCCGCAGGACAGACCGCACTTAACGCACAGCTTGCCGGGGCCAACACAGCCGGACAGCTTAACCGTGAGCAGTTCGAATATCAAAAACTTCTTAATGAGCCGTTCTACAACAAAGGTTTGTCTGCGTTTAATCAGTACAACTCAGCAGTAACCGGGGAAAAGTACATTGACCCGAACTATCACAAACTAACCCGCGAAGAGGGCGACGCGCTCAACTACGCCTATCGGGAAAGAATGGGCATCCCGTGGGACGCAAGCAACGGAGGACAGACCACCTACAACGGTATGCCGGTCAATGACCCGCTGATAGCAGCTTATCGAGGGCCGGACGGAACATACACCGGGCAGCCGCCAGTTATCTCATGGACTCCCACGGAATCACCCGCTTACAAGTGGCAGCAGGAACAGGCCAACAAGAACAACAGCCGCACCCTCAGGGCGTTAGGCCGTGAAAACAGCTCTTACGGTATGGGGGAGCAGTTCAAGACACAGCAGAACCTAGCTGCTAGTGAATACGACCGGCAGTTGGGGCGTTTAGCCGATATGACCAACATCGCCAGGGGTGGCGCGTCTGCTTTGACAGGTGCATCAAATACCTACGGCACACAAGCTAGCAACAACGCTATTACCAGCGCGAACAACACGGCGAACAACGCTCTGATGGGCGGCGTACTTGCACAGAACAACGCACAGAACAATATCAGCAACCTGTACGGGACTGCAAATCTAGGTTTGAAAGCCTTTGGCATACAATAGGGGGCATTATGGCAGAAGTGGATTACCTCAGATATGCTCAGTTGATGGGCCAGCGCAACCCGGTAGGTGAAGGTTTAGCGCAACTAGGCCAGACACTTGACGATAACCGCCGCTATGACCTGCAAAAACAGCAGATATTACGTCAGAACCGGCTAGCGGATATGCAACTACAGCAGGGGCAAATGACGCTTGATGAGGCAAAGCGCAAGCAGGATGCCCGCGAACAGCTCAGAACCGGTCTTGCTGGACTGCAACCTACTTCAAACCCCGCTTTTCAGGCGCAGCAGGCAGCGCACACACCGGAGGCGCTGAACTACGACCGCATGACTCCCGCGGCTAGGCAGTTCGCGCAGACAGAAGCCGGGCCGGGTAGCGACGTGGTAAAGGGCCAGCGAGACTTAGCCGTAGCATCGGCACCCGCAAAAGCTCCCGCGGTAGCGCCAGACCCTATCCCGTTAATTCTGGATTATGCTATCCGCACCGGCAATTACGATGAAGCTAAAAACGCAGTGTCGTTGGACGGTATCATGAGGAAACGACAGGCAGAAGCTAGCGCATACGGCGACCTTGCCACGGCAGATAAACTTGAAGTCGAGATAAGCCGGATAGACAAGATCGGTAGCATGGTCAAGAAACTGAGGGAAGCCGACAAAACCGGGGGGCTGGTCAAGGAGTACGTCACTGCCCATCCTGAGATTTTCCAAGGGATCGACCCTAGCAAGATCGGCGTGCAGAATGACATGGTTGAAATGAAGGGCGCAGGCTACACGCTGGTAGTTGGGCCGGATGGTAAAAGTCATATAGTCAAGGATGCCAACGAGACAAAGGGTTTCGATACCGTGGATATGGGCGACAGGATTAAATACATCCCCCGCGACGGTTCACCGGCTTATTACGAGAAGAAAGGCATCACACCCGGCGCAGCAGCCAGGATAACCATTAATCAGGGTGGCGGCGATAGCGAAGATGTAGCAGCATGGGCCAAAGCTGTAAAAGAAGGCCGCGCAAACCTTGCCGACGTTCCCAACCGTGGAACAGTCAGAAGCCGAGTAGTGAAAATGATAGAGCAGGGCGGCGGGGCGGATTATGCCGCCAACAAGTCAGACAACGCCGGATTCAACGCATCTATCACTCAACAGCAAAAACAAGTTGGTGCAATGGGCAGTTTTGTTAAAAATATGGACTCGCAAATATCAAAAGTCAGTGAACTATCGAAAAGGCTGTCTACTTTCGATACGCGCCTGTTGAACGTCCCGTTACGCGCCGTTAGAGGCCGCATTGCAGGTTCAGCCGACCAGGCTAAATACGATATGTACCTGACAGAGATCGAAAGCGAAATAGGCAAACTCGCAACAGGATCGGCGGGGAGTGTGTCGGAATTGTCCGTCGGAGCTCAGCAGAAATGGGAGAAGATCCACGACAAGAATCTTTCCATCAAAGATATGCTTTCGTTACTACAGGAGACGCGAGAAGCCGGGAAACTGAGGATGAAATCAGTACAAGACCAACTCGGAGAAACAAGATCGCAAATGAGGAACAGAGGCGGAACAACCACACCACCGAAAGCTAACAAAGATCCACTTGGTATCCTATAATGGGCGAACTTGCACAGAAAATAAGGGCTAAGTATCCCGGCAGCTACGATGCTTTGCCTGATTCGGAATTAGAGGCAAAGATTACAGCCAAGTATCCCGGTGTTTATGACCACCTGACAAGTGAATGGCGCACTGGCACCGGGGCGAAGGCCGGAGCAACACAGGCGGATTTTCTCAGGGATGAAGGGACAACCGGCACAAAGTTACGCCAGAGTTTTAAAGATACGCCTGCAATGGATTATGTAAAGGAACCTGCACGCTTTGCCGCTGAAACTGCCTTAATGCCGCTGAACGCATTAGGCAGGGGGTTGAAGTCCGTTGCATCCACGGTACAAGGTGGCGGCGAAGCAATCCGCACAGGTTCTATTGACGCAGGCTTGCAGAGATACCAGCAGAAACAAGCAGAGTTCCAGCCTGTTCAATCGCCAATGGCACCGTCTGCAATGGGCAACATGATAGCAGCAGGCGCACAGAAAGGCATAAACAAGCTGTCAGACCTCACCGGCAGACCGGACATAGTTGAACCTGTTGCACAGGGAGCTATGGATATAGGGGCGCTTGCAGGGCTGAAAGCTGCTACACCGGCATTATCAGCCGGAGTTAGAGCGGGAGGCCGGGGACTGGTAGATTTAGCAGGCGGCACCGCTGCAAAGATCGGAATAACCCCTGAAAAGATGTACGCCAGTTCACTAAAACAATCCACCGTGATACCGATGGAGCAACGGGCGGCCAATGTCAAAGCGGGATTAGAAGGCGGATATGTTCCTAATAAAAAGGGTCTCAATAGGCTTTATAACGACATTAACGAAATAAACGGACAGATAGGCGCTGTTATCGAAGAAGCCGCCACAAGGGGCAAGCAGGCGGATGCAACGCCATTTATAAATGAGATAAAAGCCATTGATACAGCTATTGCAGGAGAACAAACAAGGGCGGTAGTACAGGCGCAAAACAAGGCGATACAACAGCACATGATCCGCAACGAGGGCGGACACTGGATGCAAAAAACAAACATTCCCGATGCGTCCTATTTTGCTAATCTTCGCAAGGCATATGATGCTTTACCACCTGAAAAGCAGATACAGGGAGGCTTACCATCTCCCGAAACGGTTTCATCGCCTGTCATAGATAATTTTATCGCCAAAAAAACGCAGTTACAGAAAGCCGTTGAAGAATCAGCACCAACTGGCAAAACTATCAAAGTTGACGATATATTGACGAGACTAGAAGATGTTAAACAACGGGCTATTGATTCTTTCGGAGACAATAACCCTGCCTTGAGATCCATCAAAGGGTTTGAGAAGTCTTTGAAAAACCATCCTTCTGTTGTCAACGGAGAAATACCAATTGACATAGCACAACAGATGAAAACCAACACCTACAAACAACTTAAAAATGCCTACGGGGAGCTGAAAGGCTTTGAGGTCGAAGCAAAGAAGGCTATGGCAAGGGGCGCGAAGGAAGAGATTGTGGCACAGATACCAGAACTTGCGGCTTTGAATGCCAAAGACTCCACGCTAATCAACTTGGAAAAGGTCTTATTCAAAGCCGTCAATCGTATTGAAAATCGCGACATGATGGGCATAGGCGTACCGATTAAAGCACTTGCCGGCGGGCAGGCAGGCGTTAAAGGGATGTTTATAGGGACGCTATTAGGACTTATAGACACGCCAACCATCAAAGCCAACCTTGCCATAGCCATGCACAAAGCAAGAGGGAAGTCAGTCCCAAAAACAGAAATCAACACCCTTGTCCAAAAAATGCAGGCGGGGCTATTAGCGAGACAAACACAAGGAGAACAACCATGAAAAAACTTATCATCGCCGCAATCATCTTAACCGCTGCAACCGCATTAGCAAAAGGGCCGCTACAGAAAGAAACCGGAGTAAAGGCCGTTATCCAAGGTTTCGCGCCGGACGGTACAAAGTCCACTGCAGTGACGGCACTTATCAGCACGACCGTGGATGCGTCAACGAGTGCGGCGTTCTCTATTTATTGCGCGGCTGATTCCAAAATCCGCTTGATGCCAACTAGCGCCAAAAGCACGTACAAACAGAACACTATCCCCGGCGGCAGTTGGTACACTAGGGTAGTAAATGCAAATACTCCCTTTGTAAACTACAGCGGAGCTTGTGAATTGCAGTTAGATTAAGGGGGGATCATGGGAACATACGCAAAGGTTTTTGAAACACTCTTAACATCACAGCGGGCCAGCGGAGTCACGCTATCGGGCGGGAAGGTGCATTTCTATGTTCCAGGTTCGGTAACGACTTACAAAGCCATTTATGCCGACAGGGGCAAGCAGACACCAGCCGCCAATCCTTACACGCTGAGCGCAGACGGCACAGCCTCAATTTACGGCGATGGGCTGTATGACGTGATCCTTAAGACGGCAGCAGGCGCAACAGTGACAACGTGGGAAGACGTGTCATTAGTGGACATATCCGGCGATGAGACATCAATCGCCAACTATGCCGACCTTGCCGCCGCCGTAGCTGCTATCGGGTCAACAAAGACCACCATGGTTGTGAGTACGGACCAGGCTGTAACTGCTGATTTGACCGTCCCGTCAACTATGGCTCTGAAATTGGTCAACGAGGCCAAAATCACCGTATCATCTGGCAAGGTTCTGACCATCAACGGGCCGTTTGACGCTCCCGCAGTTCAGGCGTTCGCCGGAACAGGTACGGTGGTTTTCGGACAAGGGTCTACAGACAGAATCTATCCGCAATGGTGGGGGGCAAAAGGCGACGGAACAAATGACGATACATCGGCGGTACAATCCGCGTTAAATGCGGCTTTTGGGTCATTCATTACTTACTATGCCCCTGCCGGTGTGTATAAGATCACTGCAAGCATAACCCCTACGTTAGCAAATATGCGCGGGGCTTCCAACTCCCCCGGTGGTTCTATTATGTCTGGTGCGGGAATGGGGGCTACTCAATACCTCTACACTCCTACCTCTGGCATAGCGTTTAACTTTACGGTCAATCAAAACCACGTTGATTCTATATTGTGCCAGGACTTCGCAATTAGAATAAACGACCCGACCGGCGCATCATCGGCTAGTTGCATGAAGCTACCTCAAGGGGGCGGCCAGAGATTCCATCGGGTACATTTCGACGGGGCCGGGGCTACGGGTGGCATAGGGCTGGACCTTGACGGACTCTACAATAGCGGCCTTTACAGCTACCATGTCGTTGTTTCCGAGTGCCGATTTGCCAACGGCGCCGGTCAGAACACATGGATTAACGCTAACGGCGTGTTAGATTTGGTTATTGACAAGTGTTTCATGTCGGTACTCACCGGGGATTACGGTATTAGGGTGGATAATTGCCGTTCTGTATGTATCGAAAACAATCAGTTAGAAACATATCACAGCGTTGCTGTTATTCCGACTCAACATCTTATTTATGCAACTGACACATTTGTCATGGACGTGCGGGACAACTGGTTTGAAGGTGCGTCTCATGTGAGTTGCTTTCGTATCGGGGCGGGATGCCGGGGTGTTCAGGTCAATAGATCGTATTACTATCACGACAATTCCGCTACAGGGTCTTTGATTTACAACGAATGCGACGAAAACGTTACAGTAGACACGCTTGTTTACCAGAACGTGAGTAATGTAGAGGCACCTGTTGCAGCAGGAACAAGGCCGATACTTTACACACTATCATCTGACTCTATTGTATTTAGAGGTACTTACACACGGCTTTATGACAATGGTAAGCAACTTGGCGCACATTATGGATTCGACAACCAGCAGACTGTTTTAGCAAGTGCGGCACCTTCCATCGCAGCGGGTTTCTACCTTCCGTCACAAGGGCAGTACCTTGTATCTGTAACAGTAGAAAGCGCCGATGGGGTGAACAGGGCGGCGCAATCTTTTTATGTATCGTTGTTGGGGGCTGATCCTTACGCAGCAGAGATAATGCCGGTAGCAAATACCTACACCATAGTAATAACAACAGGAACACCGGATACTGGAGTGATTAGCAACGTACCTGTGCTTAATGCGATAGGCGCCAACAAACCTACCGCAATCAGCGTTGCTTATGTCGCCAACACTCAATTTTCCATTGGGGCAACAGTACCAATAAATACCGATTGGACATTTAGATGTAAGGTCACTGCAATATAAACTTTGGAAGGAGGATACCGCCATGATGAGCAGAAAAGGGATGCAAACAATTATGTCCAGCAGCAAGGCACCAAAAACAGCGCCAAAACCGAAAGCCAAGCCTGGAACAAAGAAGGGGAAATGATATGCAAACAACAGTGGCTCTTACCGAGGCTTCATGGATTGCAAGTCCCGACCTCATAACACACGCAATCAGAGTGCTGTCAGGCACAGTCATCATGCTCGGTGGGGGCCTTGTTGGTACGCTCCTTTATATCTGGAACGGCACGAAAGCAGAGATTATATCCCTGAACACTAAAATAGACCGCATAGCTACGGGGCTTGAAGCACTGGCGTTGACAACGCAATCCAAGCTTGCCGCCATAGAGGTCAGATGCGACGAACGCCATACGATGCGGCGCAGAATGACTGACGAGGGCTAACTGTGAAAATTGATATAGAAAAGTTCCTCTTCCTCTATCAGCAACAGGAGTTCAAAACCATCAACGACCATCAACGGGCGGGGCTGGCTGATCTTCTCGGCTATTTCTCCAAAGACGCGGCTATGAATGATCTACGATGGATTGCCTATTGTTTGGCAACCACGCTGCACGAGACAGCCGGAACATGGCTACCCATAGCAGAGTATGGCCGGGGCAAGGACAAGCCCTACAGCAAGCCAGCAGAGAACGGCAAGGTGTTTTACGGCAGGGGATACGTTCAGCTTACATGGGCAGACAACTACAAAACCATGTGTGACGTGTGTGGCGTTGACCTCTTCAACAATCCCGACCTTGCCATGCAGCCGGAGATTGCCTACCGGATCATGTCCTACGGTATGCGGCGGGGTAGTTTCACCGGAGTGGGGTTGAAACGCTACATCAACGATGAAAAGTGCGATTACCTACATGCCCGAAAGATCATCAACGGCATGGACAAGGCTGAATTGATTGCCGGTTATGCGGAGAAATTTGAGGATATTTTGAAGGCAACCACATGAACCCCCTCGGCATATATCTCGGACTAATGACGTTCCTGATATTCGCCGCGCTGATTTACCAATTATTTTAACGGAGGCCACATGATCGACTGCCCGAAGTTCGGCCCTGTGAGTGACGATTACGACTGTGAAGGTTGCAGCCAGTGCATAAGGAGTAAGCGATGAAAAAACTGATTACCGGCTTTATACTTTCACTCCTGATTGTTTCACAATCCTGCGCTTTTGATCTATGGCAGGGCGCGGGGCTTGGCTTTGCAAACAGCATTGTCGGACTCCCCGGCGCTTCCGCGCAAACCGCCTTTCTGCCGTTTGATTCCTCGCTTGGAACCGCTACGTTTGTTCGTAATGGTGGCGCGGTAAATCCTGACACTGGACTATGGGCGAACGAAAATCTCTGCCTGCAATCAGAAGTGGCTGGCACTACATGGACACAGACCAACGTAACCATCGCCGCTAACTCGATTGCCGCACCGGACGGCAACATCACCGCTGATACGCTGACAGCCGCAGCCGATAACGCCACATGGGTGCAGACACCAACAGCAAACCAGCTCGTTGATAAAACGTGGTCGATCTATGTAAAGCGCAAGACCGGTACGGGGGCGATCAGCCTGTCTCTGGACGGAGGCAGTACATACACCGCTGTAACCGTCACCGCCGACTGGACGAGGGTATCTATCACACAGGCCATTGCCGCGCACTCGCTTGTGTTGAAGATATCCACTAATACTGATGCCGTCTACGTGTGGGGCAGTCAGCTACAGAGGGGGCCAATTGGCCCGTATCTCGCCACGACTACCGCCGCAAAATACGACCAGCCAAGATATGTTACCGGAAAAGACGGCACCGCTGCACACGCCCTATTAGTAGAGGAAAGCAGCACAAACCTTATTTTGCAGTCAAACACTTTCAATACCACTTGGATAAAAGACTCTACAAACACGCTTAATGCTGCAGACGCTTTTGGTATCGCTAATAGCGCATGGACAATAGAAGATAGCAGTGCAGCGGCAGTACAAAGTTTTTATCAGCAAGTCACCGCAGGGAGTCTGACCGCAGGGCAAACCTACACGTCATCCGTCTATGTTAAAAAAACGGTGGGAGCTACTACATATCCGTCATTCAATCTAGCCAGTGCATCATTCACAAGAGGCGGGGGATGCGTCATAGACACAAATAACGGGATAGCCGTAGCCCACGCAACCAGAACAGGGTCAACAATCGACCCGACCACAGTGTCGGTGGATACGGTCGGGGATTTTATCAGGGTTAAATTGTCGGTTACTGTTGGAGCTACCGGAATTTATTACGCCCAATTTATACCTGCTGGTATGTCGTCGGTGACAACTAGCGGTAATACGACTGCCTCACTACTCGGATCGACTATTATACACGGTTTTCAAATTGGATTAATGCCATATGCTACGAGTTACATCCCCACAACCACAGCAGCAGTTACCAGAGCCGCTGAATACGCAACACAGGCAACAAGCGGGATTGTCACCCAGGATGCAACAGCAACCATTCAAGGATGGTGGAAACCGGAGGGTGTGGCTGCTGGTAAAACACAGACTATCTGGTCAACGTATACCGGGGCGGCAGATTATACGAGACTGGTCTATTCCGGCACTGCCCTGGTATTTACCAAAGCCAAGACAGGGCAAGCGACTGAAACGATATCACACACTGTAACCATCACCCCTAACACATGGTATCACGCAGCTGTAACCATAGCCGCTGACGGGACGGCTCTGATGTACCACAACGGGTCGCTTGTTGGCACGAACGGAACAACTACCGCCTTCAAGCCAGTTATCGCCACCAACATGCAGTACGGGGCATTTAACGGTACACTGCAAATCAACGGTTCGCTGGATTATTCCAGATTCTTCAATCGTGTGATGACTGCTTCCGAGATTGCACGGTACTACAATAAGGGGCTGTGACATGAGATACATCATTCTGTTTCTTCTGCTGGCATTGCCGGTACAGGTAAGCGCCACCGATCTGGTTATCCGCACCAAGGCAGGCGTGACCATCAAACAGGCCGCTGTCGAACTTAAACAGTTCATCAAGAAGCACAATATGTTTGACGATGGGAGTCCATTAGGGAATATAGAAGACCTTATCGGGGACGTAATGACACCGCCGGTGAAGTCTACTGTAACAACTCCAATCAATCGCTGGTACGTCCGAATCAGGATAACGGACCCGACAGATATCGCCGCTGTTACCCTAGCCCTGCCCAATGCAACCACTGTGCAATATGTGTGTGTTGATTGTGAGTACGAACTAGACCCAGGCGTTTGGGTAGGGGGGATACTATGACACTAACCAGCCTATTACGATCAGATTCGCCGGAGTCAACCACGCGGCTATGCTTCCTGCTGATTGTTCTATCCGTTATCGGGTGGGAGTGGTGGGCGGTTATCCACAATACGACTGTTCCCGGCCTGGTGGAGATATTGGGCTTTGCCGGGGTTACGCTTGGATGGAAACAGCTACAGGAGCGCAAGGGGGCAGCAAATGACGCTACGGGAACGCCTTAAATCATGGCCGTGGGGCAAGGTAGTCTTTTACGGGCTGGTTGCCGTTGCCGTCACCGTTGGGCTGATATGGGCTAAAAAGATGATATGGCCTGTGCGTCCCGTTGACACCGCCCCGCAAGTGCTGGCAGAAGCACCACAGGCGGCCAAAGTGGAGAGAATTTACATTCCCGGCCCTACGAAGATATTGATTTACGACAAGCGAGAGTTAGAGAACAAGATCCCCATACCTCCTGCCGTGTCGGGCAATCCCAATAATCAGTACACGGCTACTGCTCAGGTGCCTAGTTCGCCTTATGGAGGCACCGCTGTTGCGTTTATCAATCGGTCAACAGGGGTATCCAACATAGCGTACACAGCTAAAAAACGCCCCCTGTTCGGTTTCGGTGGCACTGGCGGCGTTGGAGTCCGCGGAGGTGTTGGAGCAGGTAACGCAGGCACAGGGTACACAGGCGGAATTTACGTGCGCCAGCAGATCGTTAGAGTGGCAGACGTGCAGATTAGTGGAGTCGCAGAATTGAATTTATCCACATACCAGAAACCGGAAAGTAAAGCTGTTGTCGAGGCGGAGTTGTGGTCGTGGAGGTGACACATGGAAGTCACGTATTGGAGCATAACAGAGGAAGAGCTAACCGAAGTATGGTGGCTCTGTGATTTCGAGGGCCACGCCTGATTGTATACCGCCGTGTATACAGTTTGCTATGCATAGGTTATGTATAGTCTTATTCTTCCTGAAACAATCTGTAAACAACGCATACTGACATATACCCTTGAAATTGCTTATATCTTGTAACTAATCAATTTAATTGAATAAATAGCAAATCAACTGGAATGAACGAAATAAACAATAACAATATCAGATAGTTGGGTACTCAAAATATGCCCGAAAATAGCCTTTGCACAAATCTGGGGGTCTAGTGGTCGCAAGTTCAAATCTTGTCGCCCCGACCAAAAATCAGCCACTTACGGGTTTTCCCGTAGGTGGCTTTTTTGTTATGCATAGAATTGTGCATAGGCACTTTATAGCCTTAATCCGTATTTAGATATTCGCTCTCTAATGCTAGACACAGGGCAGTTTGAACTTTTATGCGCTTCTGGTGGGGCGCACCGGCAAAGAGGGCAATAGCCGTTCATGCTGTATTCTATCCTTTCCAGCACTCGTAAAATATCATAAGAACTCACAGCACGTTTTTCATATTCTTCCATGTTTGTACGCCCTCCGATTAGATTATTTAAAACTCGATAAGAAACTTTCGGCAAACTTATCTGTTGCCTTCCTGATATGTTCCCTTGAAATATGCCCGTACAAATCTTTCGTGATTGATATGCTGGCGTGCTGTAGGATTTCCGACAGGGTGCTTAAATCGCCGCCCTCCAAACCACCAGTACCCATGAGGTAATGGCTGGCATAAGTATGACGGAGCGAGTGAAAACTAACGTCCGTGAACTCGCAAGCCTTGATTGTCTTATCCCATTCCGTTCTGAATCGTACCATTGTTTCCTGACCTGACTTATCAGGGAACAGGTAACGAGACAGGGGGCGTTTCTTCCACTCTTTCAAAACCTCTATTAGATGCTCCGGTATATCCACAGTATGCGGTTTAGTGGATTTCATTTTGTGCCCTGGGATCTCGATCAACCTTTTCGACAGTCTCACCTCTGCCCAAGTCAGATTAAGCACGTTCGATTTACGAAGTCCGGTGTTTAGTGCAATCAATGTTGCCATTTTGACTTCCGGCGTGGTCGCTTTCTCAAGCAAAAGAGTAATTTCGCTCTCCGTCAAATATCGGGCTTTCTGAGACGATTTCTTCAATAAAGCAACTCTTGCTATGTCCATACTCTTTCCGCACAGTCTAGGGGATTCCTCCGCGCTCGTTCTGGCAACATGAAGCGAGTATATTCTTTTCAATGCCTTAATTTCGTGATTGATGGTTGACGGGGCAATATCTTCCTCTGTTCGGGCGGTGGCATAGTCCAGAACGTCAGCCTTGCGAATGGTCAACAGGGTTTTCTCTCCAAAGTATTCCGTGAGGGGAACCATTTGCCATTTGTAGTAATCAGCGGAAGATTGTTTCAGCAGTCTTTGCTTGACGGCATCTGCCCACCACTTCGTGCAATCCTTGACCGCCTGACTCCACGGTATGTCCTGTTCACCCTGTTCCTTCTTGGGCGGCTCCACCATGAACGTGCCGTTCTTGATCTTGACTTTGCACTCTGCCAGGTAATCTTCTGCGTCTCGTCTGCGGGGAGATACGGATTTAGTGTAGAGCTTGCCCTTGTACGTGAGTCTCACTTGCCAGTTCTCTGCTATGTATAGTTCACCACTACACTTAGGACAGCAACCCTTGTGTTTACCTGATGTTGTGGCCGTTCTATATGCACAGGATTTGGTTTTGCAGAGCACGAACTTAAAGATAGATTTCTCATTCATGGCTATCTCCCCATGTGCTCCAGTAGTTGAGCAACGGCCTTTCGTTGTTCGTCCTGATAGCTACGGTATAATGACAATACCTTCGTCTCGTCTGCCGTTAGGTCGCCCCCCGAAGTTAAGAGGGCGGCAAGCTCCATCGCTCCTGCTTCTTTGACGGCGGCGGCTATCTCTGCCACAGGTGCGCCAAAGTGAAATGCAATAATCATAAACGTATAGGGTGCCGGCTCATGGCCGCGATTGAGGATTTTAGTAACTGTTTCCTCGGAAATTTGGCACTTGGTAGAGTCCCGCCAGTCCTTGACGTTGCGATACTTTGACATTTGGTACATGGCAATCAGTTTTTCCCGTAGCATAAACCCTCCTGTTGTTGGTTATTATACTCCAATGCCTAATGCCGCCTGAATCTGACTAAGTTTTCGGCTTTCACCACCCTGCACTCCAGCGCGGAAAACCTTGTTGGCAAAATCTATGGCTATCATAATTTGGGAATCAGTCATGGAGCCGGGGAAGGTGAATAACTTGCTTCCGTCGCAATCGTACAAATCAACATATTCGGGCAGAGTCCCTTCCATACGGCGGTCCAGTACAGCATCCTGTTTGTGCAGATAAATGTCTTCCATATACCCTCCTATCCTCCCTGTTTATTTTTGTTTACAATTCACTTTTACCATTCAGCTTGGTTTTGTCAATCATTTAAATTGACCGCCAACAACATTGAAAACACATTGCTGCGTATGTTGCTGGAATTACTGTAAACAACGTATTGCCCGATAAATAAATAATTATTTTGCTTGACGCGATTATCAGAAAAGGGCATATCATTCTGTAAACAAGACAACCAAGTTGATTGGAGGGGATGCATGGAATGGATAAGTGTAGAGGATAGATTGCCACTAAGAGATGATGAAGTTTTTAATTATGCATCTGTTACGGTATTGGCCGCAACAAAAGATAATGACGTTCGCGTGGTTGAGTTTTGCCGGGGGAATACAGATAAAAACAACCCTTGGGCTTCATTTGAAGAATATGTAGACGGGTACATAACCCATTGGATGCCGCTACCAGACCCGCCCAAATCGAAGGCATAAAGCATGGAACCACCAAAATACGAGACAATGAAGCTGGCAACAGCGGCACCCCTGTATGACGTTAAGCTATCAACGCTCAAGATGATGTGCCTAAAGAACAAAGTAAAAAGCAAGTTGGTCGGCGGTCATCGTTATGTGACCCCGGCTGAGATGGATAAGGTTTTTAAATAACGTTTTGAGCATGACCGGGGAGGATGAAAATGAACGAAGGCAATCAAGTAGAAGAATCAAGGCGCGAACAGATCGAGGGGAGTTGGCCTCCGGTCGATGCGCTGGTTATATCCGTTCGGCAACCGTGGGCATGGCTGATTATCAATGCTGGTAAGGACATCGAGAATCGGGACTGGTTCACTAAAGTTCGTGGCCGCGTCTTCATTCATGCCTCGAAGGGAATCACAAAGCGGGAATGGGCGGAAGCGTGGGACGCTGTACGGCACCTCTGCCCGGAAGCATGGGAAAAGGGGAAGCGGGAAATTCAGGCTGGCATGATCGAGCGCGGCGGCATCATCGGCAGTGTTGAAATCGTGGATTGTGTGAGCAAGTCAGATTCTCCGTGGTTTTTCGGAAAATACGGCTTTGTGCTGAGAGATCCGCAACCGATGGAGTTTCAGCCGTGCAAAGGGCAACTAGGGTTTTTTAGGATATAACGGGTCAAGCATCACCAGCCATAAGCTGAGTGCACCCGATGGTTATAATCCGTAAGGGGGATTTATGAAATCACTAGCAAGAAAGTTTTACAACGAGACGGCAAGACTTGAAAATATGGTGTTACTGGCAAGCGTACTTGGAGAAATTGACTCCATGCCTGAGGTGATGGAAGAGGACTTTTTGCAGGAGGGTATTGAAGATATGGTGTCTTGTTTCGGGCCAATGCCGGATGAAATCAAAGAGGCTTACGAGTTGGAAGATTATTCCGAGTTCCTTGGCTGGCTACTCGACAATGACCGTTTCGGATTCCTGCTCAAGTTTGCAACTCCGGTGATGAAACCAAGCGCAAGCGGTAACGGTGCATCGTATTCATGGGGCCATTACCGCATGAAGTGGGTATACGGTGATACTCTGGATGCTGCGCTAGATTCTGGTTTCGCATGGGTTGAAGAGTGCCGAAATATGGAAAAGGCGGAAGCAGGATTATAACCATAGATTATACCGACCATGCAAGGTAGGCGCTACTTTTTGCGGAGGGCAAAATGTATCGTTACAGATCGAAGGGCAGCCAGCGTTTCAATGAACGAATGCGGCGCTGGCGCGAGGCGAAAGAACGTATTAGGCTGGAAGGGCCAGCGCCGGTCTATCCATACGAGCCACCAGAGATAAGGCGCAGGATAGTTGTCGAAGATTATGATTACAATCGGACGGTGCGGCACGAGTTCGTACTGTTGAAATCAAACAGGATTGACTCGTACCACGTAGCCGTGGACGGCAAGCTACTCCCTGGCCGTATCGGATGGGCGAAGATTTTAGAGTTGATACGCAAGGCGTTCATCAGGGCAACGACAAGAGTATTTGAATAAGGAGGCACCATGCCAGCACCAAAGAAATCTGCACCACGCTACAACGTAGTAAATGGCCGCCTGAGCGACGAAGAGATGGCGGCAGTCATGGCAGCTATCAAACAACGGGGCATAAAGATCACGGAGTACGTCAGAGAGTGTGTGTTGCGGGGGATGTAACAAAACGGCCACCAGTTATCTGATGGCCGTTCTCTTTAGTACCGTCTGCGCTGTTTCTGTTCGTAAGACGAGGGCTGTTGCAGAGTATTCCCGTAGGTGCGCTGATTGTATTCCGGCGCTTTATCGTTGTACGTTGGGCGCTCCGTTCCCTGGTGGCCAGTGTAGGGGTTAGAGTTGCCCTGTGTGCCGTAGTTGTTGTTGTAGGAGCTATCGGGCGTAGATCGGACGTATGGCGCAACGTAAGTGCCGTCTTGCTTGATATACCCCTCGACGTATTCCCCTGCCATTGCCGACCCTGCCAGTAAAGCCAATCCCAATGTGAAGATAATCACTTTCATGTTGCCTCCTTTTTAGTTGGCCTGCCAAAAATCAAACAGACTTTCAGATTATTTTGCTTACATTAGAGTAAATTTCTATTTACAACTATTTTCACCGGCGTATTGTCGTGTGACGTATTTCGCCCCAATGAGGGGGCATACTCCAAACATCAACCACAGGAGATACGAAACCATGACTATTGCTCAAGCTCGGAATTTTGCGCACGATCTTTCTTCCACTTACGGAGTATCACAATCACTTCAAGCTGTTCGGTTTCTGAAAGGTCAGCGACTTCTTGTTCAAGCAGCATGTGTTCAGGAGATGCTGGATAATGAGGCGGGCCAGAGGGTTTAACCTCTTCTAGCAGTTCATCTATAGGTGTACGAAAATATTTAGCCAGCAAGGCAAGGTTTTTCCCATGTTGCGGTATTTTACCTTTGCGGTGATAGTTAGACACAGATACATGGTCAATGCCGCACTCTTCGCCTATTCTGCGGTAGGACTTTCCTTCTGCTAATTTGCCTCCTATTAATTCTTGCAACCTGTTCACTGTGCCCCCCTTACGGTCGTATACGGTTTTAAATTCCAACCTGTTATATAATACAATTAAACAATATCATAGGAATATTAATTAGCAATCACTTTTCTATTGACTGGTGAAATTGGATATGAGATAAGACACCATACTCAACAAAAACAACAGAGGGAGGTGATGCAAATGACTTGGAATTTTGATGCAGCTCGTATCAAGTTGGCGCGTGAAACGAAAGACCTGAATCAATCGGAGTTCGCCAGTATGATTGGTGTGTCGGCACAACATCTTAGCGCATGGGAGACAGGTGCAATTGCGCCAGGGATCGGCAGTCTGATGAAAATTGTTAATGCCTTGAACATTCGTCCAAGGTTTTTTTTCGTCCAGAGTGTTGAAAATGGTGATGTTTTGGATAAAGAAGAGTAACGAATTGCCGTTGAAAGGTAAGAGGGCGCGACTATGGAAATAGAATACAAGGGACATACGGTTTTGATAGACGAGGAATTTCTTTCTTTGTTTGAAAGTGCCAATTGGATAATTTCTAAGGGGGGACGAAGTTTTTACTTGGTAGCCAAGCCAAATAATCTTTTCCACAGGCTTGTAATGGGACTGTCATTCGGAGATGGCAAAATCGTGGATCATATTAACTGGAATGGGCTTGACAACAGAAAGGAAAATCTAAGGGTTGTTACCCATGCTCAGAATTTAAGTAACCAAGCAGTCAGACCGGATCGTACTTATAAGGGAAAGCGCAAAACATCACAATTTAAAGGTGTGTATTACGACAAAACAAGAAATAAATTTTGGGCTTGTATTTCTGTTGAGGGGAAAAGAATCAAGTTGGGGAGATTCAGCGATGAAATATCAGCAGCTAACGCATATAACTCCGCAGCAATAAAATACTATGGGGATTGTGCCGTACTTAACGAATCACGCTAAAAAGCCGCCACCTGCTGTGAACAGGTAACGGCCAAACTACGAGACAAGGAGAGACTATCATGGGAAAGCCTCAAACGCAACACCAGCGTTCGCAACGTAAGATTGATAGATATGCTCGGTTCGCCATGCGCCAGCCCTGCCGCTGGTTGGCTTGCTTATCTCTCGCCACACAACACGCGCCCAAAAATCTCAGGCAATACCTAGCAGACACCATTATGTGCAAGATCACCCAAATGGAATACACGCCTAACCACTAACCAAAGGAGAACACACTAATGATATCCGAAACAATAACCCGCCTCACAATAATACTCGAAGCATTTGGCGACATCCCCGTATTTCACGGCGACATGATCCCCGGCGCCGACATTGTATTTGAACCACCAACAGAAGATTACCCAATGGGGTACGTGCATGTGGGGGAGAAGCCATGAATTTTATTGACGCTGTGCAGGCGTTGCAGTCAGGTAGCTGCGAGGGAATATTGCACCCGCAGTGGACTCAAAAACATGAACCTCAATATTTAGTGTTGTCTTGCAATAAGAATGAATTGGAATGGTTGTCTGATTGCCCGTTCATGGGAATAAGTATCAGTCAAATGCTTGCCGACGACTGGCAGATGGTAGCCCCGCAGACGGAAACGGTGGAGACTGAGCCTATGTGGGGGATAGCCAAGAAAGCTACAGGTGAATTAACAGGCGATTTGTTCCCCACAGAAGAATCGGCGGCTGACAATATACGTCCAAATTATACACCTGTAAAATTGTCCGGCATCTACACCCGCCCCGTACCCGTCAAGGTCAAGCGTAGAGAAAGAGTGTTTGGCTTTGAGGGCCATTTCTCGGGAGAGAGTACACATAAATTTGACCACAGGTACAATATTTACGCCGAATGGGAAGAAACGCCATGAGGTACGAATACCTAATTATCGCCATGATAGCCGTCTGTTTCCTGGTTGTCGGCCACATCGAGTCACACGAGCCGACCCCGCACTATGCACAGGTTGATTGCCCTGAATGCCACTTGCCCAACCTCAACACTTATCAGGCATACGCCGAAGCGTGGCCGTCACCTAAGGAGGCGCGCAAATGAACGACCTGTATATTTTTGGCGGCATGTTTATCGCAATCTATCTGTTCACTCGCTGGCTGGAATCGAAGCTGCCGGATACTTGCAACTGTGATGATGCGGCACAGGGGAGAGCGTGCAAGTCTTGTGACTGGCCGCATCTTCCACGCAAGGAGGATTACTAATATGAAAGTCGGAGATAGGGTAAAAATAATTGACCCTGATATTTTTGTTAGGAGTACCGCCACAAAAATAGATAAGGGCAGAATCGGAGTTATCATAGGTTTTACTCAATCGCCTAACCACAAACCAATAGTATTGTTTCCGAAGGATGGTAGACGAAAGGAATACCATTTTGGGCAGTGCCGAGATAAATGGCTAGAAGTTGTGCAGGAAACACCACCTGTATGATTACCTCATGGCAAACAATCCTCGCAGTCCAGTGCATGTACTGCCGGAGATTCTACCAGATCAAAAACGGCGCGGGTGTCACTGGCATATCACATGGGATTTGTCAACCTTGTTACGACAGGAGGTTTGGAAAATGAATAAGTACGGTTGCCGCACATTACAGGGCGCAGAGCTTGAGCAGGCAATAGCACAGTGTACGCCGCTAGGTAATGTCTGGAAGAAAAACATTCCCCGTCCTCATGGGGATATGCCCTCTGGTCTTGGCAGGCGGCATGAGGACAAAAACGCTATACGGGGGTGCAAATGAGCGCATCGGCCATAAGGTACACCCCATACCCCAAGGGTCAAGGATGGCACGATAGCCGCCAACATCCTGACTATTACTCAACCATTCACGATGATGAAGAGGGCAAACCCGAAGAGTGCGACTACAGCGATTATTACAAAGAAAGATAAAAAGGAGAGTCTAAAAATGGGATTCCAGATTGTAGTAAAAACCGGCGATGCAGGGGAAGTGACTTTGAGAGGGTGTGCTGATGGCACCGTGGAATTTTGCAAATGGCAGGACGTAAAAGACCCTGTTACGAAAGTGGTTACACCCACCCTTGTTGCATACAAGTGGTATGCCTCGATTGTGCAGGCTTTTGAGAGGGTGGCAAGGATGCGGGTGGCCTCTGCTGCTGCCAGGGATTTAAGTGAGCTTGTGGCGGCTGTTAAGGCCATTCGGAGCGACATTAAGAGAGAGATGGGGGCGATATGAACATTACATTTACACCAGAGGCACCGATTCAAGAAATGGAATCCCGCGTACTGATTGATGGCAAGGACTACGGCCGGGTGATGCCGCACCGTGAAAAGACCTATCAGGCACAATTGACAATGACTCAGGGCGTTATGTCCTCGTTCTTTGGCTATGGTGAGACGAAACAGGATGCAGTACATGATGCGCTGTGCAATGCCGTTAAGGATATTGCCGAAATGGGCAAAGAAGTTGACGCGATACTGGAGGCACTGTGAGTGAAATCCGCGAGATGTTGAGTGATATGAGGACGGCGGAAATCAGGACATTCGGCGGGGTAGCGGCTCGGAATCCGCTAGGTGACAAGATTCAGTATTTTGGCCCTGATGGACTGTTTTCAATACCTGCTATCCGCGCTTATGGCCGCTTTATGAGGGAACATAGGAAGATGGAAGGGACCGATCAGCTACGTAATTATAATAACTGGCGGCAGGGTAAAGGTCTCCCGCAGAACGTGTGCATTGATTCAATGGGTAGGCACCTTCTCGACCTCGCTGAATTGCTGGAAGGGACGGACGTTGTAGACGAGTCCACCGGCAAGCAAGTGACCGTCACCGAGGCATGTTGTGCGATCATATTCAACGCTAATTCAATCTTGGACAACGAAGTTAAGGGTAACATCTGATGCACCAAACATCATTATTTAATGATATACAAGAATACCCACCTGACCTATATCGTCCATTTTTAACTGCGACAGAAAACGGGAAAGGGGTATTAGATGTTGACACCGTAAAGGGATGTACTCTTGGACTTGCAGCTTATCCTAATGGCGGTTGCTATGGTGAGTGTTACGCATACAAAACGGCACACAGATACGGCATTGACTTTAAGCAATCAGTAAGCAGAAAGCTGTTCCGGTCAAATAGAACTGATGTTTTTATCATAGTTAAAGACCATAGCGCAGGGTGGTACAGAGTTGGAACGGCTGGTGATCCTTGCCATGATTGGGATAACACTATCGAAGTGTTACAGTTTTTACGCAGAACAAATAAGATTCCGGTAATTATCACAAAACACTGGATAACACTTACTGACAACCAGCTTGATAAACTTAAAGACCTGGGGGCAGTTGTTAATACCTCAGTAAGCGCATTAGACACCGAAGAAGAATTAAATCACAGAATAGAGCAAATAGGCCGTATAAAGTACGCAGGCATTAAAAGCATAGTGAGGGTAGTTACCTGCTGTTTTAGCACCACAGAAGGATCTATACAGCGCCAAGCAACACAGGACTATCTACTGTCTTTCAATAATGTAATCGACAACCCATTAAGAGCATCAAAATTAAATGAATATGTGAAAAGGGGTGATATTCTATTAAATAAAAAAGGTGGTTGGACAGGAAACGGGGCCGGTAACATTTCATTGCACTCAGAGAGTGTCTATCTAGGAACTTGCGGCGGTTGTCCAGATCAATGTGGAGCCGATCATGCAAAGAAAGGGATTTAAAATGACGCAGGAATCATTGTTTAAACAGGAAGTTGAATACCTTTATGTGCCGATGGTTATCGGTTCGGGGTATGAGCAGATTGTGGCAGAGTTGGCTATTGCTGATAAAATAGCGTACAGGGCCGCGCGTAAAAACATGCAGATACATTCTGCTATCATCCTCAAAATTGATGGCGAAGTATGCGGGTTTTTCACATTCCAGAACAACCAAGAAGTAAAAGAGTTTTGCCTCCTGCAATCCACAATCCGGCCTGATAAGTTTGACTTTGATATTTATGACAACATGGTAAAGGCAATCATAGACCGTAATGTAAACGGCTATCCAATGATTATCACCACAGACCCAAAAAGCAAATTTGAAACACCAAAGCGTTTTAAGAGTCTTGGTTTCAAAACATATCTTACTATGTCCGGCTACGAATACATGGTGTACGGTGATGAAAAAGATGTTCGCATGAAACTGCTGGCACACATAACCATGACAAACGTGTGGAATTCTTTGAAAGGCGATTGGCTACGCCTCAAAAAAGAATGGAACACACAGATTGAAGAGGCCGGTGAAAAACATGGCATACCCAACCCCAAATTTGCATCCCGTGAAGGATGCTGGCAAGGGGAAAGCGGCTTTTCGAATGTCGTACTTTCAACCCGTACTGTTGAAGATGGGGAGATTGTCACCAACAAAGAGAAGTCACACAACGGCAACGCCTCAGTACTCGACCCTGTAGCCTGTGAAGTTATCTTGCGGTTCTTTATGCCAACAAATGGGACAAGGGTTTATAACCCATTTGGAGGCGGTGTCCAGATGGGGTTTATCGCCGGGGCGTATGGTTATGATTATATCTCAAGCGAGATCAGGCAAAACCAATGCGACACCAACAACGCAATATGTCAAGACCTACCGGGTTCTGCTAGGTGGATTAAAAGTGACAGTTCAACGTACATGCCACCTGAAAAAGTAGACATGGTTTTCAGTTGTCCCCCGTATTACCGCGTTGAAAAATACATTGACTATGATGGCAAGTCACCGGACGGAGAAATTAACTCAATTGATACTTATGAGGGTTTCCGAGACACGTTATTCTCCGGTTACAAAAAAGCAATCGAAAGCATGAACGATAATTGTTTCTTTATTGTTATGACCGGAGATAGCAGGGATAAAAACGGTTGTTACCATTGCCACGAATCCGAGACAGAGATATTTTTCAAAGAACAAGGCCTTTCTGTCTACAACAAAATAATCTATTTGGAGTGCGAATTTACACGCCTTGCACAGGCCAAAAAAACACTTAACTACCGTAAATTTCCAAAGCGTGAACAGAAGATTATTGTCGCTTACAAAGGCGACCCAACGGTTATTAAAGATTTATTCCCACCAACAGGGAGACTCTAATGCAAAACCGATTAATACATCCATGTGACGTGCCCACAGGGTTGCTTAACAATTTGCTGTTTATTTTAGACAACCAAGAAATGTCTATTTCTGATTTAAGAAAATTACTTAATGAAGCGGATTATCGTGACAAAGCAATAACAACAATTAAAAAAATAAATAACACTAAGGTCATTGCATGAGTATCCAATCCCAGATAACCAAGATAATAGCCCGGCAGATGCCAGAAAATACGCTTGTGATTCGATCAAACTACGAACCGCCAAGGACACGCCAAGAGCGCAGACGGCGCAAGAAGGAGGGGGAGGCAAAATGCCATTGAATAACATACCAATCTACAAAATCATGTCGCCCAATGACACGTTTGATATTGTCAACATATCCGTAATTGACGCTCTGCTAAACGTGCTGATGGCGAGATGCAAGGGCAACAGATACCGCTTGTCCCGCCTCCAATCCATGTTTGACCTGCTGCACAAGATCGAAGTGTCATACGAGGGTTACATCCCTGACGAGTATATCAACCGATCAGAGAGGTTTTTAAAGTACATGCACACGGATTTGAACAGTCTGATTAAGGACATTAAGGGGGTGAAGAGTGGCGAAACGCCCAAAGAAGGTTAAGACCGAAACGCCGCGTGGTCTGATAGTTACCAAACTTCGGCAGATGTTCATGTGGAGTCCAGAACGATCAGCGGCCCTTAAACGAGACGATAAGACTTGCCAAGTATGCGGCAAGAGAGAGAGCAAGGCCAAAGGGAAGGAACTGACTGTGCAGGTGCATCACTTGGCTGAGGGCGATATAAATTGGGACAGAATAGTTGCTGTAATCAGGAAAGAACTGTTATGCCCACCAGAGATGCTGATAACGCTTTGCAAGGAACACCATCAAGAGTGCCACCAGAAGGGGGAACTATAGTGGAATGCCCTAAATGTCACGCCAAGATGAGAAATATCAACTCCAGCATCGGCAGCGCATACCACGGCGCAGAGTCGTCGCCAACTATCACGTCAGGCTGGAGCTGCGAACCGGCTGGATGCGGAGCTTGGATAGATGCCAATGACCCGCCTGTCTGCCCCATGCCGCCGAAAGAACATACCCGCCACCCTGATGGCAAAGGCGGCTTTATCCGCCAAATAAATCATCTGACCGGGCTAGACAGGCTAGTTTGGGATTACCGTAACACAATCAGGGCAATGGGCAGAACGCCAAAAGAAATAGCAACCAAGTTGAATGAATTGCGCCCAGGGTCACGATTAAATGGTAATATGGTGGCGGCAAGTTTGAACAGGTTGGAGAACGGCCAAATCGAGAAGAAAGTGAGGGAGGAAGCATGAACAACGAAATAGCAGTTATCGCAGTAACACCGATGGACTTAATCAGCCGGGCGCAAGCGTCAAACGCCAGTATTGAACAGATGCAACAACTCTTTACGCTTCAACTGAGGTGGGAGGAAAACGAGGCAAGGAAAGCGTATTACAAGGCGGTTGCTGATTTCAAATCCGAAGCCGTGGACATCATCAAAAATAAGAAGGTGTCATACCGCACCGACAAGGGTGTGACGGAATACAACCATGCCGAACTCGGCCAGATCGTAAACACTGTAACCCCCTTCCTTTCCCAAAATGGACTTTCCCACCATTGGGAATACTCGCAGATTGACGGCAAGGTCAAGGTGACGTGTTTCCTCACTCACGACATGGGGTACGAGAAATCAACATCACTGGAAGCGCCACCGGATACATCGGGCGGGAAGAACGGGATACAGGCCATTGGTTCGACCACAAGTTACCTTGAGCGATACACCTTTCTTGCTATGACTGGGCTTGCTTCTAGGGAACAGGACGATGACGGCAGGAGCGCAGGGAAAGCAGCAGTAGAAACCATCACCGAAGCACAAGCAAAAGACCTGTTGGCCCTAATAGCCGAGGTCAAGGCCGATGTTGCTAAGTTCTGTACCTACTACAAGGTCAACGCTGTAACCGGCCTTCCCGCAGCCAAATACGACCAGGCTGTGAAAAACTTGGAAGCAAAGAGAGGGGATAAATAATGGAACCTATGGTCATGCCGGGATATCCGAGAAACATGCGCAACTTGTTATTACCGCTATCGTAGGAGGTTTGGTCAATCATGTCAGAATCAATTACTAAATATCCATGCGGCAAAATATACGCAGACGTTGAACAGGGCAAGCCGGAATGGTTTGCAATCAAGTGCGGAATTATCAGCGGTTCCAGAATGGCCGATGTCATGCAAGAAAAAAAAGGCACCGGCTATGAAAATTACCTGGCTCAGTTGGCGTGTGAACGGTTGACGAATTGCGTCACTCCGACATTCAAGAATGATTATATGGATCGTGGTAGCGAGGACGAATCACCGGGCCGTGAATGTTTTGAATTTATCACTGGATACACTGTTGAGCAGGTAGCCTTTATCAAGCATCCCTTTATTGAGAATTTCGGGATATCGCCTGACGGATTGATCTGCGCTGCCGGTATGTGCGAAATCAAGCGAAAAATTCCGGCTTTACATCAAAAGTATCTCAGGGAAAAGCGAGTCCCGCCTGAATATCTAAAGCAGATGCATTCACAGATGGCGTGCTCAGGCAGGGAATGGAACATATTCGTTTCATATTGTCCCGAAATGCCAGCGGAACTACAGATTTTTCAATGTCGGTTGGAACGCGACGACCATTATATCAAAGAGATTGAGTCATCCGTTATCCAGTTTGACAAGGAAGTTGAAAAGAGAATCGCGGAACTAAAGGCGCTTATCCCATGACGCAAAAGATCATCCTCATAACACAAGCGCACAAGAACCGCGCCATTGCCATACTCTCCGCCATGGCGCTGGAGCCGGTGATGGAAGTTGTGATTAGGGAGCACAAAAAAGACCGCTCAGCGGAACAAAACGCCCTTTACTGGCAGTGGCTAACTATCATTGGCAATGAGCTAGGAGAAACAAAAGAGGAAGTACATGAGCATTACAAGGACAAGTTTCTTGTCAACATCTACGAACGAGACAATGCCGACTATGCCGAAATGGTGCAATCACTCCGCGAAGTCTGGAAGCATGGAATGAAGCAGGAGGCTATTGAATTGAGAAAGAAGATTGTAGCCCTGACCTCCACCACTACGGCCACCACGCACCAGATGAGCGAGTATATGACCAACATAGAGAGGGATGCAGCAGCCCTTGCCATAAGACTGCCGCAAGTGGAGGGATGATGCCGCCTAACTGGAAACAGCGCACAGAGCGCAATCCGGCGTATCTGGCATGGCTACGGACGCAACCCTGCTGCCTGTGTTCCTATCCCCACCATATCCAGGCACATCATACGGAGAGTGGCGGCATGGGCATTAAAGGTTCGGACATGAGTTGCGTGTGCGTCTGCATGGTTTGCCACCATGATATTCACCAGAACGGCAGTAAGGACGCTATACCGGGACTTCCAGTAATACTTGAAAGGTTGCATCAAAAATACAAGGAGAACAAGAAATGATTACCATCAAAGACAAAGTAGAGCGCAACGGCAAAGAGACATTCACGGTCTGCATCGGCGGCACAGAAATCAAGTCATGCAAGGTGGTTGAAGGCGCAAAAGGCCCGTTCATCTCCGGCCCTGCCATACCGCCCAAACAGGACGGCGGCAAGTGGTTCAACGTGGTCTTTTTCTCCAGCGAAGATCAGCACGAAATACTTGAAATATTGCGGGGCGCGGCCATACCGGAGATTGACGTTAGCAAGGATGGCTTTGACGACTCGGACATTCCGTTCTGATGCCAAAATATTCAACCAAGTTGAATGAAAGTTGTTGACGTTTCATTGGGGCAAGAGTATTGTATTAGGTAATTACAATTGAATATAGTCTTTAACGCGTTGGCTAGAACGTGTTTCCAATTGGTGACGGCGGGAAACCGCTACAACCATGAAAGGCCGTTGAGAGTGCTAGCCCACTTTTAACGGTCTTTCTATTTCTAGGAGAGGATATGTCGATTACATTCCAAGCACTAAAACTAAGTCTGACCACTGACGGATTGATACTATTGCAGCAACCAGTATCAGGATTTGACACACAAGAAATAGCCTTTCATCCTCTTCAAGCCGATATAATTTGTCAGGCAATAATGGACATAGCCACGTCCTATAAATTGCAATCATGAAGAAGCAGAAACCCTTTTTTTACAAGCTGAACGCCGCTGACTTTTTTGCAATAATCAGAGAATTTTCTGACAAAGAATTGGCAAAATGGATACGCACTTTTTCGGCTGATTTAGTGGCAGGTAACAGCAAGGACGAGTTTACATCAAGAATGATAGAAGAGACTGTAAAATATAGGGAATCGTTATCTCAATCAGGCAAAATCGGCATGGAAAAGCGGTGGAAAAATGGATAAGGTCGTTATAACTTTGTTATTAAGGTTGTTATATCAACGCGCTGCTATTGCTACTGTTATTGTTATTAATAGTTAGTAGATAAAGATCTTTAGTATAAGAGGTATTGGAAAATGTATGACCTAAGACCATACCAAGAAAAAGCGGTTGACCAAATTCGCCGCCTGATAGTGTCAGGCAAAAAGTCAATCATGATTCAGTCGCCTACCGGAAGCGGGAAGGGTGTCATGCTTTCCCATATCATCCACTCAGCCAACATGAAGGGCAAATCAGTTTTGTTTCTTGTCCACCGTAGCGAAATCCTTTTTCAAGTCTCTGACTACATGGACAAGTACGAAATTACCCATGGCATAATTAAGGCCGGAGAACAGGCCAACTACACCCATCCGGTACAACTTGCCTCATTTCAAACCATCATACGGCGTATGAGTTTTTTTCAAGAGACATTCGACGTTGTAATTATCGACGAAGCCCACCACGCCACCGCTGCCACATACATCAAGGTTATCAAGGCTTTCCAAAAACAGATTATTTTAGGCTTTTCGTTATAGTCACCTGCTTTGAGTTTAACATCTTTAAGGTCAGGCTCTACGGGAGCAAAGTACCGAATGGGGGCAAGAAAACCCAAGTCCGTTAGGTTTTGGATCGTCTCAACCTGCACCATTGAATCAAATAGGTTGCCTAATCCCATGCCGTTTTTACGGGTAGGTGTGGCAGAAAAGCCTAAAATAATCTGTTTCTGGAAAGCCTTGATAACCTTGATGTATGTGACAGCGGTGGCGTGGTGGGCTTCGTCGATAATTACAACGTCGAATGTCTCTTGAAAAAAACTCATACGCCGTATGATGGTT